TTATTGGCATTCCGCCCAGATGATCATTTCACCACTTTCTTCTGGTACCGAGCCCTCTGGACATATTTCGTTGAAGGACACAAACCGGTCAGAATCTCCTGAGCCGGCCACAGCACAGAACCAAAGTTTACGAGGTTGAAAACACTGCCCACCCATTGAAATTTTGTCGGCAACGTTTAGACGACCCAACGAGGCTTTGTCTTCAATCGCAGAAAACACCTCATTCCTTAAATTACTTGTGACGGCCAAAACTCGACGTTCAACTTCGGCTGCGATTTCCGAATCTACATCACGGCTTGTCGCCTCAAATCGGACTGACTTAGGAACGGTAGTATCGCTAACGACGGTCGAAAATGTGAAGGAACCAGAAATGCTAGATCCTTTGGGTTTGCTGCAAGTAAATGAAATTATGGAAGATTCTCCTGAGAGCGTAAGCATTCCTTCTACAGGTGCACGTTCACTCAAGCCAGTATAACACTCGACTTTTTCACCGCCATCGATATTGATTCTATCCAAACGGTACTTTGCTCCCAGAGACCCAGGCACATACCTGATGTCGACGCCAAAACCCTCATCGTTGACAGGAACTGAGGTAGTTCCGTAGAAAGCCTCTCTGTTTTCCCGAGCAGCAATTTCCGCGCATTCTGTGACGCTACGGGCAAGATTGCTACCAATAGACTCGCTCGACTCTTCCATGACGTAGTTTGCAAATGATCGTGCACCTCTTTTGCATGCCCAATCAATCTGCTCAGCTAGGCTCTGTCGTCCGCCGCTATGTGTGGCACCGCCTTTAAAACCATCGTAAACTGCCTTGAAAGTGTTACTAGAAGATCTGTATCGACTTTCATACGCTGCTTCGAATTCGCAAACATAATTAAACTCAGAACTTAGTCGTTGACTTAGTGTGCTAGAACTAGATTTGTCGATCAATCTACTCTCTATCAAACGAACACAGATTTCAGATATACTTTCAGCAGACAGCGGAACTGTAGAGAAAACCAATATCGCAATAATCTGGAAAGGTAACTTCAACATACGCCGTTCCTCTGCCTTTCGGATTAGGGCATTTGGTACGTAGCACTCCAATCAAACGTTTACTTCAAATCAGTCGAATGAAGGCGTTGAGTGGTTTGTGGTCATTCAACCAGATTAACAGATCGCCAAGCGAGTCCGCAACCCAGAGTTTCTTACCCCTTCGCACCCTCATACCACGCCGTCAGCTTGCCGATCGCGCGGCGGGCGAGGTCCGGGTGCATGCCGAGATAGTGTTTCATCACTTCCTTGACCGATTTCAGGCTGTGCCCGGTGATCGAGGCGATCTCGATGTCATCGCAGCCGGCGAGTGCCAGCCAGGTCACGGCCGTGTCGCGCAGGTCCTGGTCGCGGAAGTCTTCCAGGCTTGGGGTCGGCGGGATCACCGGCTTGCCGGCAGGAATGCCCTTTGCGGCCGTGACCTGGACCAGTTTGAATTTCCGGATCCGGTAATCTGCCGGCAGCGGCGAGGCGAGGGTGCCGTCTTCCATCTGCCAGATGCCGAAGGCGGCCGCGATACAGATCTCGCGGAAAATATGCTGGTAGTGCTTCGCCAGGAATGGCCGGCGCTGGCGCTCGTCGAGATTGACATGAGGCCAGTTGACCCGCCAGTCCTTCCGGCGCTTCTGTGCGGCCGCCTGGCGCTTCTCGATCGCGCTTGCAACGGGAAGCAACAACGGCTGTCCGTGCTTCTTCTGCTGGCGAAACAAAGCACCGAGCGTGCCGACCTGGTCATGCGTGAGGTTGAGGCGATCGGCCTGGCGCTGACCGAACCAGAGGCCTTGCGTGATGATGTCGCCGATCTCCGGCCGACCGACGGTGTCGCAGGCCTCGACCAGTATCCGCATTTCGTCGATTTCGCCATAACGAACGCGCGGCGGGGCTACGGGCAGGCTTTCTTCCAGGTGCGTGATCGGATTCGTGTGCGCCTTGTTGTTCTTGATGGCGTATTTGAAAACCTGGCTCAAAAAGGACCGGGCTCGACGCGCTTGTGACAGACCGTGATGCACCTCGACCCGATCGATCAGGATCCCCATGTTGGACGGTGTAAGAGCCGCGGCGATCTCCTGCCAAAAACGGCCGTCTTCCAGTTGCTCAATCAGCTTCGATGTCTCGCGATATCCTTGAGCGGTGCTGGCGGCGAGCGGCCTTCTGACCTTCTTGCCCTGGCGGATCTCCTTACCGTTCATACGCGGGTTTTTCTCGACAAAATCCGTTATCAGGTGCGCTAGGGTCGGCAGGCCGGATGCCTTGGCCAGGGTTGCCGCTGCGCGTTTGCGTGTTGCCGGCGTCGCGTCCCTGGTCTTGTTGCGCAGGATTCGGAGCTCCTCCTGCTTGGCGTTCGACCAGGCGATCGTTTCCTCGATCGACAACCAGGATCCGTCCGGATGGCGTAGGTCCTCGCCCTTCAGACCAAAGTCCTTGCGCAGATCGGGCGCGGGAAAGAACCGCGGCCGGCCGTCGCGCCAGGTCACAAGGGGGATCTTGATTTCGGTTTTCTTGATCATGACAAAACTATAGCTTCTGCAGGTGCTCGACGGAAACGCCGCCAGACTTGAGCGTGATCAGAACGACGACCTGGCCGTGGCCGAGCTCCCAGGGCTGAGAGCGGATCGTGTGATCCGAGTAATTCTTGCTGCCGGCGAGCGGGAAGTAGCGGACCTTCGTTCCGAGCGGAAATTCCCGCTCGGCCTGGGCGAGGCTCATCATCTTATGATTACGCAGCTTCATTGCCATGGGTTTTCCTTCAGGTGCTCTTGCTGACGACAACGAGAAAGCAGATGGCTCCGATCAACGCGCACGTTGCGAAGCCGCCTGCAAACCATCCGATTTCTGCTAGTCCAAGCATTGGGATCTCCTCAGTTGCTGGAAAGATCAGTTGTGGATCCAGCCGTTGCAGTGTCCGATTTCGTGCCTGCGGACCATCTGCGGGCTGTAGCGAAATGTGTGCTGGTTCGGGATTACGATCGTGCAGGTGCGGCCATCCTCGGACAGGACAAAGCAGCCGGAATATCCGCCGCGGCGAAACATGTTTGCCTGGCGCCGGTCCGGGATCCGCCTGGCGCATTCGTTCGGAACCTGACGCGGATGCACCGGAACCTCGATCACCTTTCCGCGGAACGGACGATCGTATTGCGGCGGCGGGATCAGCTGCGAGCGTTGCCGCTTCGGCCGTGCTGCTGCGCCCGTCGCAAGAGTGGTGGCAGACGCCCATGCAAGCCCTAAAAGAAAATCTCGCCTGTTCATTTTGAAGGTTTGTTTCATCTGAAATTCCTTATGAAAAAAAGCGGGGCGGCTCGTTAGAGGCCGCCCCGAAGGTGGCGCCACGAACGTGGCGGACGCGGCGCACTGGTCTCCCTTGGAGGAGCTGTTGAACTCAGTCGATCTCCCGATCGAAAAACGGATCCCGGCGCTGCTGTTTCCACGGGACGATAGGGAGGAGGAGCATCCAGGCGATCAGCAGCGCCGAGAGCACGAAGGCAATGACGCCGGTCCAGCCGACGATTGCCCAAAAAATGGCTAGAGGATCAAAACTTGCCTGGAGCGCATCCGGCGTCATTTCTGAAACTCCTGCTGGCGCTTCATCTTGATCTCGCGGGCAAGCCATTCGCCGGCGCCGGTCGCCTCGAGGCGCGTGGTACCTTTTCCCGGGACCTCAATCGCCAGGCCGTGGCGCACGAGCGTGTCAGCCGCGCGCAATCCGAATCTGTTCAGGTCTCCTTTCGGCCGCCAGCCGTTCCTAACGCGCCAGGCGCAGCGCTTTCCGGAGATCGAGATCAGGAGATCTTTCTGGTGCCGGTTGAGTTTCGGGTCCGGATCTTGTTTGCGAGCCTGGGCATTCATGCTGCGGTCCTCCCGAATTCCCTGGCGAGGTTGCCGGCGGCGTCCTCGATCAGCCTGCGGTCAACCGTGGTGCCGTAGACGGGATCCGGTCCGGGCAGGTAGCCGTTGCCATTGGTTTCGATCCAGCGGGCGACCGCCGGCTCCGACCAGCCGTTGCAGCCAGGCATTTTCGGCGGAAAGTTGTGGTGTTGTTCCAGGTGCCGACGCTTGTTGCGGAACGTGCGTTCAGCGAGCTGCAACCGCTCGGCGACTTCTTCGGCCGTGATACATCTTGCGTACATCAAAGGGGCACTCCGATGAGTTTCGATGCCCCAAGGGTAAACGCGAATTAATCTATTATGCAATCTCTAGATTAACATATTACGTAATTTATGGATTTCACATTACATGACAGGCAGTTGACCAGGTCGACCGGTCCCTAGGATTTGACTATTCTAAGTCGCTCACCTGGAAAAAATTGCTCTATGGCTAAATTTCAACTCGACAAGATTGCATTCAACAAGGCCATAAATGCCTTGCTGGCCGAGGCGTTGCGTATTGCAGACCTCGAGATCGTGTTTTCCAGGGACATGCATGCATTTGAGGCCGCGCAGAACAAACTCGGCCGGAAAGAACCAGGCGAACATTTCCGCCGATCGATCGACACATTGCCTCCGAACCGGTTTTTCTGGGTTGGCGCGTTCGAGGGCGACGAGATCATCGGCCTGGTTGCCGCGCGGTGCGACGAGAGTGCCTGGACACTTCAGGAGTTTGCAAAAGCCTATTGGGAGCGTGCTTTCGAGGCCGAGGCCGGAGAGAGTGGCAACCGTGTCAAGGTGTTGGACGGCAGTCCTGTTGCTGCGCAATCCTATCGCGGAACCTTCGCCTATCTCGGCGAGGCGTTGACGCGGGAAGGGGATCGCAACAAGAAACTGTCTTATGTCCTGGTGCGGCTAGGGCTGCTGTTCGCTTTCGACGAATGGCGGCCGGAAATTGCCTACGGCTGGATGCGTGACTGGCACGCCTATCGGGGCCTGCACACCCGGTGGGGTTTCAACGGGTGCAACTATTCAGCCCTGGAATGGCAGGTTCAGCCTATCGAAACAGATTGGCATAATCTTTCTCTTCTAACTTGCGACGAAGTGGGATTGCGCAATCTGATACGGAACCCCGCGCCAGAGATTCTCTTTGTCGATCGAAAGAGTAGCCGAACAGAAAAGGCCTGCCCCCCATTGTCCGAACCGGCAGAACCAGGCGCTGGTACCTGACTTTCAGCATCTGGCCGGACGTGTTTTGCATGAGGGCCTGGACGATCGAGTACATCGGCAGCTGCTGTGTCGTCGCATCGAAGTAATCACGCCCGACAATCATACAATAATCCTTGCCGAGGAAATTGCGGGTCTCTTTCTTGTTTTCCGCCCATCCTTCGCCAAGCAGTTTGACCGACAAAGCCTCGTGTCCGCACTCGATCAGATCCGGGGTATCGTTGACCCGCGGCGTGCCGTCGAACAGGACCATGCTCGGAAAGGCCTTGATGTAATCCTCGACCAGGTTTCCCTCGGACTTTCGCCAAACCGACAGAATGTGTTGAGCGAACGCGTCCCCATCACCCTTGTCGATGTCTTCGATTTCCAGCCGTCGCGCAAAGGTTTTCATGGGTGAAGCTCCTCTTGCACGTGATTGACGCCGATCAGGCCCTTCATGACCAGTACAAATCTCTCGGCCTGGCTTGGTGTCAACAAGGTGAAGTCTTCATGTCTGGCGATGTTGTAACAAATCATTTCCGGCATGTTCTTCATACCGTCATCACGAGCTGTCCTAACAACATCTTCCACAGCAAGTTGTAGATCCAAATCCACTAAATACGTATGTCTTTGTTTCACGGCGCACACCCAAAATTTGATTGTTATTGGCCGTAGTTTTCGGCTTCCAGAAAATCATAGATCGCTTTCAGCAAAACCTTAAAATTCTCGGATTTTGCCTTGCCGTTTGTATAGTCGCGATCAATGCCTCTGGCGACTTCGAGAGCCGGATCCATAACGGTGGATTTGATAAGCAGAGGCTCGTCGGCGTTCTTGCCGACAACTGCTTTCGCCGCACGATTGGAAACGGTTTCGTCGCCGGCGAGAAGACCATAAAATTCCTTCTCGCTCACGCCGCAAATGTCAGCCAACCGTTTTATGTGCTCGGTCGTCGTCGGGCTCTTGCCCGTATTCATGCGTGACAGATGCGGAGCCGATATCCCTAAAAGGTCCGCCAGGGCTTCCCCCGACAATCCGGAAATTTGTTTAGCGATATTCACAGGCGTCTTGCTCATATAAGCATTATTTTCAATGCCTTCGAAATGACCATAACATAACATGTAATTCTCCAATGTAATTTTGGAGCGCTGATATTGCATATAATGTTAATTATGTGCAAGTTGGGGTCATGACCTTAGACAAGTTCCTCTCCGATTACGGAAAGCCTGCGAAGGACTTCGCTGCGCTGGTTGGTGTTTCCGCTGTTCAGATCTCCCGGCTTCGCCACGGCAAGACCCGGCCAAGCTGGGAGACAGCGAAACGTATTTCCAAGCTCACCAACAACCAGGTCACCGTCACCAGTCTCATGGAGTGTGAAACCGAGGAGAAAAGCGCATGAAAAACCGACTTGCCGATCTCAACAATCACCTGTTTGCACAGCTAGAACGGCTGTCCGAGGAGGGACTGACACCAGAGCAGATCGAGACGGAAGTACAGCGCACAGATGCCGTTGTGTCGGTTTCCGACACGATCATCAAGAATGCTGCGTTGCAGGTCCAGGCCGTCAAAATGATTGCCGACCACGGCGCTCACCTACGTCGCGACCTGCCGATGTTGCAGTCAGCACCAGAACAGGCACCCAAACAGATCGATGGCAGAGCAGAAGGCGGTGCGTCGTGAGAGGCAACTGGATCAAGTATTCCGCGGACGAGCTGGAATGGCTCGAGGCGAACAAGGAACTGCCGCGCCGGATCCTGCATGATTATTTCGTCCGGATCTTCAAACGAACTGACGTCTCTTACGACAACATCAAATCACTTTGCACGCGCCGGAAATGGAACACTGGCCGCGATGGCCGTTTCGGTGCCGGCCACGTCCCGGCAAACAAGGGGCAAAAGATGCCCTACAACGCCAACAGCGCAAGGACGCAATTCAAGAAAGGTCATCGCGGTGGCGAGGCTGAGAAAAAGTACAAACCCATCGGAACCGAGCGCGTCACCAGAGACGGGTACGTCGAGCGTAAAATACATGACGGAATGCCACTCCAATCCCGTTGGAAGGCAGTTCAACGGATCCGTTGGGAAGAACTGAACGGACCGCTTTCCGAGGGAATGGCGCTCAAGTGCCTGGACGGAGACAAGGCAAATACTGATCCATCGAATTGGGTAGCGGTGCCGAGGGCAATGTTGCCGCGGCTCAACGGGATCCACGGCCGGGATTACGACAGTGCGCCGGCCGAACTCAAGCCGGTGATCATGACGTTGACCAGGCTCGAACATGAAGCGCGCGAACGCAAGCGGGAGGCGCACTCATGAGCTCCGATGAAAAGTCACTTACCACCTGTACGCAGATCGCCAGTATTCCAGTCGTCGGCCATAAGTCGAAAACCCGCCATATCGCGGAGACGGATGACGGGCGCCTCCTGGTCCTGGAAACGAACTACTCCGAAGAAAAGCCTCGGGTCATGGCGGGTCCGTTTACCGTGGACCAGGCGATCGATCATTCAGAACAGATCCTGGCGGGATCTGCGCGCCACATCACGCACAAGACAACGCCGCTTGTGTTGGCTGCCGCGCTGCTGTGTCTCGTTGCGGTTCTCAAGAAAACAGATGAGCCGGCGCAGCCTGGCTCCTGACTTTGTGCCTCGCGTTCCGGCCGCAGGTATTGCGTCGGTCGGCTGAGATTATCCCTTTCACCTCTCAGCGGAGGCGGCCGTGCCCAACACGCTCAAACCGGACCAATCCATCAAGCTTGCCAGGATGGACAAGAAGCGCCGCCGGCTCGGCGTCAAGGTCGAGGACCTGGCGATCCGGGCGGGATTTCGCGTTTGGAAACTCTACCGGATCCGCCGGCTGAAACGCTGCAGCCAATCCGAAGTTCGGCGACTGACCTTTGCGCTGCGTGCAATCGAAAAGGAACAGCGCGCCGAGGCCGAGGCCTTCGCTGGCAGTCCGTCCAGCCTGCAGGCCGCGGCCGAGGTTGCCTTTGCCGGATTTGTTGCCGCAACTGCCAGCCGGCTCGGCCAGGACCATGTTCGCAAGTGCTCCCTCTATCTGCTGGTGACAGGCTGCAACGTGCCTGGCGCGACAGCGGCCCGGGTCTATGGCTGCACCAAGCAATATGTTTCGAAGGTGATGCGCCAGGTCGAGGACCTGCGCGAGGATCCCGAAATCAATCTGGTACTGCGGGACCTGGAGCAAAGTCTGCTCTGATGTCCCGCTTTGCCGTCGCCAAGTCCAAAGTCCTCGATCATCTGGAAACACTGATCCCCGAGCTGTTCGGCGGACATGCCGAGTCTCGTCATCACCGGCGCGGCCGTTCCTGGAATATCTCCTGGCCGTGGCGGACCAAGTCGAAGGCGAGCCAAACGATCATCTGGCTCGATGGTGCCAGGCGCGGCGGCTTCAAGGATTTCACGTCCGGTGTCCAGGGCGACGCGATCGACCTGGTCGCGGTCGCGCTCGAGGGCGCAGTGACTGATGACAGCCGCATGCGCGCAGTGGCCTGGGTCGAGGATCGGTTCGGGATCCGCTCGATGTCGCCGGCGCAGCAATGGCGGATTGCGGCCGAGGCCGAGGCTAAACAAAAGGCCATGGCGGCCGAGGCGGAGCGGCGAAAAAAGATCGCGCGCGATAGAGCTCGCAAATTCTTCTTTTCCTGTGAGAACACGATTTTCGGGCATCTGCCGGAAATCTACCTGCAGCACGCCAGGGGCATCGATGCCCGCGCGGTGCCTAACCTGGCGCCGGCGTTCCGGTTTCATCCGGCCTGCGAATACTGGCTCGGCGCGCCGCGGGATGCGGACGGCAACAAGATCGGCAAAGGGCCGATGTTTCCGGCGTTGATCACGGCCATGGTCGACCAGGACGGCAAGCTTGGCGCGTGTCATTACACCTTTCTTGCGCCTGATGGACGGGACAAGGCCGAGGCGATCCCGTTCGGCGGGGATCAACCCAAAGCGAAAATGATGTTCCCGGATACGGCCGGCCTGTTGATCCGGGCGACCTACGGGCCGAGTGGGCTCAACATGGAGCGGGCGGCCGAGGCCGGGATCTCCGGCATCGCCAGCGTCACCGAGGGGATCGAGGATGCTCTGTCGGCCGGCTTTGCGGATCCGGAGCTCCGATCGAACGCGGCGGGATCCCTGCCGAACATGCTTTCGCTTTACGACCACGCCGCAATCAGCGGCTGGCTTATTTTCAAGGACAACGATTGGGACAATCCGCAGGCCTCGGCGCAGTTCGACCGGGCCGTGCGCCGGCTCCGATCGTTCAAGAAACCGGTTCAGCCGGTCGCCATGCCCGCATCCTGGGGCAAGGACGTCAACGATGCCCTGAAGGGCGAGGAGTAGAGAAATGAACATCTTGGAAATCGACTGCGTCAGCTATGCCACGCGGGTCGGCTTTACGGCTGCGAATGAACTGCATGAGCTGTTATTCGCGGATCCGGAAGGACCAAAGGCCAACCACGCAGCCCGCTTTCTGCCAATCGATGTCAAGGACGAGGATCTCGAAGGCGCGGTCATGTCAATGGGCGCCTATGTCTGCAACAAGGGCTGTGACAGCGGCGAGCGTTTGTTTCGCTGGCTTATCGGAGACTGCGGTTCTGATCTGCAGTGGGAAGCCATACCGGAGCGGGTTGTTCTGGCTCTCGAGACTTTCGTGTCGGTCTGTTCGAAAACCCACACGAAACTGCGCTGTCTGCAGATCGAGGCCGAGAACCGCGAACGGCGTCCGGCGCCGACGCCTGCGCCCAAGATCGAGGACACGATTTTCGAGGTGCACGGATCCCTGGATGAAATGGAGCCGCATGCAGTCGAAGCAATGAAAGCCTGGGATCAAACCGCCCAGAAAGCGGCAGAGGAGAAAGCCACCGGCGACGTGCTCGAGGCAAGCGAGGCGGGTGCCATATCACTCGGCGAAACGGTTCATTCCGGTTCAGGCCAGACCGACCAGGCTGCGAATGATCCTGATCTGCCGGCAACGCCCAAAACGCCGGCTCAACGCAAGACCGCTGCAAAGGCCAAAAAGCCACCTGCAGCGCGAAAGTCGACGACCGAGGCAAAGACGCCGGCTCGGCGCAAATCCGCTCCCAAGGGCAAAGCCAAGTCGAAATAGCCTGTTTCTGCGTCGAAAGTCACATGTGAAAAGTCAACCAAATGGGCGGAAATGAGCGGATCTGAACCGGGTAACGGAAGTTTTCCACAGGAAACAGGAAAGAGGCGGGTTGCGGCGGTCACCGGCGCAGCCCGAGCCCGGATGGTGATCGATGTGAATAGGTCGCACACGATAGTTTGGCCGGAGCTCGGAATGCCGTTGCAGGGGGTCCCGCCTGGAGCCTGGCTCGAGCAGGGTGAGGTCGATGAAACGGAATGTCTGCCCGAGGACTGCCCCGTCCAGCCGCTCGGCTATGATGGCGAGCTCTATTATTTCGTCGACACGAAAGGCCAGGTGTTTTGCACGGGCGACAAGTCGATGGGTGTGGAACGGATCCAGAAACTGTTCTCCCGTCATGAAAAGTTTCTGTGTTGGGCCTGGCCTGCCTACAACAAGAAAAAGCAGATTGTCGGTTTCAAGGCCGAGGAGGTTCGCCGGGACATTTATGCGGCGGCCGACACAAAAGGACCGTGGAGCCCGAGCGAGCTGGTCCGCGGCCGCGGCGCCTGGATCTCGACCGAGGGCAAGCTGGTCCTTCATACCGGCGAATATCTCTGGATCGACGGCAAGCTGGAAGACACCGGCGAAGTCGGCGCGCATTTTTATGTCCGCCGGCCGGGTGGCCTGGTGCCCTGGGATCAGCCCGTGCCGCATGAGGACAATCCGGCGATGGAGCTTTTCCGCCTGCTGCAGACATGGAACATGGAGCGCGGGCGAACCGATGCCATGCTGCTGATCGGTTGGGTCGGTGTCGCCATGCTCGGCGCAGCGCTCGACTGGCGGCCGTCAACCTTCATTGTCGGCGAGGCCGGTACCGGCAAATCCGAGTTCATCAAGCTTTTAAAGGAAGTCCTCGGCCGCGGCATGGTCTCGACCACGAACGCCACCGAGGCCGGTCTCTATCAATATGTCGGGCACGATAGTTTGCCGATCTGGATCGACGAGATGGAAGGCGACGACAATCAGGACCAGGCCAAGAAGGTTCTGAAGATGGCGCGCGATGCCGCGTCCGGATCAATCCGGATCCGCGGCGGGGCCGATCACAAGGGTGTCGAGTTTCAGGCGCGATCGGCCTTCGGCTTCTCCGGCATCACGCCGCCGCCGATCCCGCCGGCGAACCTGACCAGGCTCGCGATCATCCAGTTGCGGCCGCTTCTGTCCGTCGACGGCATCGTGCCGAAACTCAAAGAGCCGGAAACCACCGGCGCCAGGCTGCTGCGTCGCCTGGTCGATCAATGGGAAAACTTTCCGTCCATCTATGAAACCTATCGAACCGTGTTGCGCGAGGCAGGACACAATGCCCGCGGTCAGAACACGTTCGGAACCTTCCTCGCCTGTGCGCATCTGCTGCTCGGTGATGACGGTCTCGAGGAGCTCGGCCTGCCGTCGTTCGAAGGCCTGCAGGCCTGGGGTGAAGCGCTGGCGGCCGACATTGTGCCGGAGCTGCAGGACAGCGAACCGAGCTGGCAGGAGTGCCTCAAGTATATCCTGGGAACGTCGATCGACAATTATTCTCATGGATCCCGCCAGACCGTGGCGCAGGTGCTCGAGCAGCTGAACCAGGGCGACCTCGAAACGAATGCAGCCAGGGAACGGCTCGGCCTGACAGATCTCGGCCTGGTTCCGAAAGGATTTGTCGGTGAGGGCTACGGCCTGGCGATCCCGAACAAGAGCCGGACGATCGGCAAGATGCTCGGCGACACGAAATTCTCCGATCGCAGCGGCAACGGCTCCTGGTCCTGGGCATTGCGCCAGGGACCGCCGGAGATCGTGCACAAGGCGATCAAGAAGAAAGATCCAAAGACCGGCGGCGAAAAGCTCGACAACCGCTATACCGTCGCCGGCCAGCAACAGCGCTGCACGTTCATCTCTCTCCAAGACTTCATGAAACACGAAGGCTGATCATGATCCAGACCCGGCTCAGACCGGGCGGCCGAGCGCCGCCCTTGCCCCTCGAACCACCTCAAATTGAGGTCGAAATGAAATCCCCGACCCTTGTCCCTGCAGGGAACAGACCGGTTGACCGGCCTGATCGAGGCTTATCGTCCTATCGAAGCGGTGCGGCAAGACATGTCAGGCGGTTGAAACTGTCTAAAGTGTCTAACAGGTGTCTAGAGCTAAGTTGCTGACATGACTGCGATATTTCCACAATTAGTCAGATTAGACAGTTTAGACGGCAGGTTGCCACATATACGAGTGCGCACCTGCACATACATGAGTTTATGTATGTCTAATGTGTCTAAAGTGTCTAATTCATCATATGTAATTGATATCGTTGAGTTTCTTCTTAGACACTTCGCCAGACAGTCACTAGACAGCCGTAGCAATAAAATATTCGAGGAGCGGTGCTGATGGCGGATGGTGATCTGTTTGAGGACGATGAATACGGGGCGGATCCGTTCGCCGATGCCGGCGACGCGCTGGCGCGACATCGGCCGGATGAAACGGAGCTCAACGGCAAGAAGCGACCGGGTCGGCCGAAAGGTGCGTTGAACCGCAAGACCAAGGATTTTGAGAAGTTCTACCAGGCGAAGGGTTTCCGGGATCCACTGGTCGCGATGGCTCAGTGGCTGACATCGGATCCGGTTCAGCTGCAGGCCTGGTTCCAGGATCACGAACGATCGGTGACGCGATCGGGCAAGAAGAAAGTCCGGCCAATGCCGAGCCTGCTCGAGATCATCAAGGAACAGCACGCAGTTGCGAGCGTCCTGGCTCCCTATCTCCACGGCAAGAAGCCGGTCGAGATCGCGATCATCGACGAGCGGTTGCCGCACCTGGTCATCGACCTGGGCACGAACCAGCTCGAGGAGGGCGAGGCGATCGCCGGCCGCAAGGCTTTGAGCCTGGGATCCACGATCGCCGCCAAGCCTAATGAAAACAAGGACTTAGAGGAGGGTGACGAGTGATCTCACACGGCAGCATCTCACACGGCACAGCCAAGCACCTGAAATCGCAGGAGAAAGGCACGGTCGAGCCCGTGATCAAAAATCACGGTATCCGGAGGGGGATCCGGTCATTTTGCGGCGCGAGTGGTCCGGGTATGCGGCGCCCTGGTCGCCTCGGTGCCGGCGGCCTGGTCGATCGGCCCGCGGGGCGGAAATGGCGCTTTCCCGGGAAGGGGGGGCAGGCCCTGCAAGAGGGGGAGCGTTCTCACACCGATCCCATTTTTTGCAATCTGCCTTCAGGGAGTACCTATCGGTACGCCGGGAACGGTTCGGCTCGGCCCTGGGGTCAGGGGTGTGGGTATGAGTGAGCATGTCTCCGACATTGTCGGTCAAAAGGAGTTTCGGACGTATTCCGACGAGCAGCTTCGAAAGAAGATCCTCGAGCTCGACATTCACGGCGATTTCGACCCGGTGCGCTATGTGCCGCCCGGGCCAATTGCGCAGGCCTTTATTCGGGATCTCACCAAGACGGGGGTTATCATGGGCCCCCTGGGTGGGGGGAAGACGACGGCCTGTGCCTTCAAGCGGATCTATGCCGCGACCCTCGCGCCGATCTGCAAGCATCCCGTCGATGGCAAACCGACGCGCATGTGCCGATGGATTGTCTTGCGTGACACGTTCCGCTCCGCCGAAAAAACTGTCCTGGAAAGTTGGAAACAATGGTTCCCGAAGGGATATCCGGGCTCAACCTGGACCGGTGGCAACGACCGGCCAGTGACGCATACGCTGCGCTTCATGGGGAAAGACGGCATCCGGCTCGAGGCGATCACTGAATTTGCAGGCCTCAACGAGAACGATATCGAAACCCTCATGAAGGGGCGGGAGTATTCCGGCGTCTGGCTCAACGAGCTCGATACACACGCACCTGGTGCGCTTGACGATGCCGAGCAACGCGTCGGCCGCTATCCCATGAAGACACTCATGCTGGATGCGGACGCGCCAAGGCGCGGCTTTGTTATTGGTGATATGAACGCGCCAACCTTAGACAACTGGACGTATGAGGTTCTCGTCATAAATCGAGGTCCGGATCGCGCGTTCCATCAGCAGCCGAGCGGGAGCTCGGCTGATGCGGAAAACCGGTTCAATCTGGAAGCCGACTACTACGACCGCATTATCCGGAACCAGGAAAAGCACTTTGTGCGCCGGATGGTCGAAAACAAGTTCGGCTATAGCCGCGCCGGCAAGCCGGTTTATGAGGGCTTCGATCGGGAAATCCACGTTGCCAGGTCCGAGATCGGGTTCGTGCCAGGCCTCGAGCTCGTGATCGGCGTTGATACGTCGACCAATTCACTCAATCCCGCGGCCGTTTTCAAGCAGGTGCTGCCTCCCGGGCGGATTGCCGCGATCGATGAGCTATATCTGGGTCATGGTGTCGGATCCGCCCGTTTCGGTGAAGCTCTGAAGCTGCGTATTGAGGAGCGCTATTCGGAAGCGACAACGATCCGGATCTTTATCGACCCTGCAGCCGAACATGGCGGCGACAGGGAAGGCGGTCAGCTGGCGGCGATGGAAATCATCGCCATGATCACAGGCCTGCCGGTGCTGATCCCCGCAAATGGCAGTAACGAGCTCGGACTGCGCCTCGATGCGGTCAAAGCCGAGCTCCGCGGCTATCTCGAGCCGGAAACAACGCAGCTGATTTGCCCGGTGCGCTGCCCGCTCCTGATCCGCGCCATGGAAGGCAAATATCGTTACAAGCGCAAGCCGGCGACGGCTTCATTTGAATACGAGGAAAAGCCGGAAAAGGCGCATCCGGAGAGCGATATTTGCGATGCGGACCAATACGGCACGCTCGGGATCCGCGGCCGTGTTGGATCCTTGCGCGGCGCTGCCGGCCTGGACAAGCTTCCAGGTCAATCCGGCCCTTCGGGATGGCGCGGCCAGGGTGCTGGCGGATCCGGCGGCAGTTTCGACGTCCACAAGGTGGGATGCTGATGCTTGAGATCGAAACGCCGGCGAACCTTGTCGATATGGCCGAGCTTTCCGGCGCGATGTCGCGGGTTCATTGGGCGATCGTCCGGGAAATGTGGCGCGGTGGCGATACCTGGGCAATTCGCATCGATGGCGACCTGGTCGCCCTGATCGGTCTCTATCCGGTCATCGGTGAGGCCTGGGAAGCCTGGTTCAATCTCACGCCGCGGATTGGCGGGCATCTGCCGGAGTTACTGAGTGCAATGCGGTTGACGGTTCAGGCCGGCAAGTATCGTGAAATCGTTACCGTTTGCACCACGCGCGCCGGAATAGTGATGGCGCGCCGCATGGGTTTTTTGTTTGCAGAACCTTGCGACTTTGGGGAGATCTGGAAATGGCGTCAATTCTCGGCGGTGGAAAGCGCGACAATAGCGGCACCGAGCTCGCCAAAAAGAACGCAGAAGAACAGCAGCGGCGCAGTCTAGCCGCGCTTGCCGCCAGCCAGGCGGAAAGCGATCAGGGATCCTCAAATCCTGGTGGTGGCAAAAAACGCGGCCGGCAGATGCTGACGTTCCTGTCCGGATCCGGCCAGGAGACACTCGGCTAAATGGCAAAAAAAACCGCCATCAAGCCGGGAACGCAGCCCAAAAGAAACCCGGAAATGCCGTCCGTCATCAAAGCATTGAAGGCACGGCGAAACAACGCGCAGCGCGAACGGGATACATTCCAGCCGTTGCTCGATGAGGCCTATCAATATGCGATCCCTTTCCGCAAAGGCGTCTCGAAAACCGGCAAGGGCGAGAAGCGGGTCAATGACGTATTCGATCATACGGCGATCGACAGTGCATTCCGCTTTGCCGGTAAGGTCCAGCAAGATCTCTGGCCAGCCGGCCAGGAGAATTTCAAGCTCGAACCCGGGCCGATCGTCCTGAACGAGGGCGAGCGCGACGAAATGTCGAAACAGCTCGAACCGGTCGGCCAGGTGCTGCAGGCATTTTTCGAGGACGGCGATTGGGATATGGCGTTCCATGAAATGGCGCTCGATCTGAGTGCCGGCAATGGAGCCATCCTGCTCAATCCCGCGGATCCGAAAGAATTGGACAAGCTCTGGGATCCAATTTCGGTTCCGATCGAAGAACTGCTGATCGAGAACGGGGCGAAAAACAAGGTCTCGGCGATTTTCTGGAAACGGAAAATGTCGGTTCGGGAATTGTCGGAAACCTGGTCTGAGGAGAAGTTCGGCGAGAACCTGAAAAAACTGCTGAAGGAAAAGCCGGAAAAAGAAATCGACGTCAATGTCGATACCGTCTGGGATCCGGGCGAGCGCCGTTGGAAAATGACGGTCTGGTGCAATCAGCAGAATACACCGGTTTATGAAAACGAGAGCCGAACCTGTCCCTGGCTCTTTGCCCGGTATTTCCGCGTACCAGGCGAAGCGTATGGCCGCGGGCCCGTCATGCTGGCTATGCCGACGATCAAGACGCTGAATACGGCGGCACGGCTGCAGCTGCAGGCGGCGGCGATCGCCATGCTCGGGATCTATACGGCCGTCGATGATGGTGTGTTCAATCCTTCTCTGGCCCCGCTCAATCCTGGCGCATTCTGGAAGGTCGCGAGCAATGGCGGCGCGCGTGGAGCATCGGTCCAAAGGTTTCCGGATCCGCGGCTCGATCTCTCCAACCTGGTCCTCAATGACATGCGCATGGGCGTCAAGGCGACCATGATGGATCAGAGCCTGCCTGCAGATGGTGCCGCGGTGCGATCGGCGACTGAAATCATGGAGCGGGTCAAGCGCCTGGCGTCCGATCATCTCGGCGCCTATGGCCGCCTGGTCAAGGAAATCGTCATTCCTGCGGTGAAACGTGCCATGGAACTCGCCTACAATCGCGGGCTTATCAAGGCCGAGATCCCGATCGATCAGTTGCTGGTTCGTGTGCGGGTGAAAAGTCCGCTGGCAATCGCCCGGGAAGCGCAGCGGATCGAAAAAATCATTCAGTGGCTGCAGATGGTGATCTCGATCGCCGGCGCAGTCGGTCAACCTGGCTTCATTCAGCGTATCGCAAAGATCGAAGAGGCATTGACGGAAATCGGCCGCGAGCTCGGCGTGCCGGAACGCTTTGTCGTGACCAAGAAAGAACGGGAAAAAATGGACGCGGACGCTGCCGAGGCGGCGGCGACAGCGGCCGTCGCAGCTGCGGCGCTCGAGGCAGAAACGGGGACAGCACAGTGATTGACGTTCAGGATCTGGTGAGCTCGGCAAGCGCCAGCGGATGGGATTGGTTCGGCGGCGTGGATGAAAAAGTCCAAGAAGCGCTCAACCTGGACCAAAAGAAAACGAACGAGGACCAGGCGGCAATCGCAACGGCGTGGGCTGATTTTGCAGCGACGCCAGGCGGTCAAAAGGCATTGCAGCAGGTGTTCGACAATACGCTTCTGCGCACGGTTTTCTTTGTTCAACTCGGCCTCGACCCTCAGTCGATGGCCACTTATGGCGCGTTCCGCGAGGGTCAAAACTCGGTCGCGCACCTCATCGCCAGGCTTATCGCGGAAGGCCGCGGCGAAACCACAAAACCGAGAGACGTCTAATGTTGGTTTTTGAAAAATTCCGACCGGTGTTTGCACCGGAAGGGGGGCTTGCCGGCGCAGCAGCTGCGGGCGGCGGAGATGGTGGAGATGCCGGAGGCGGTGCCGGTGGTGGAACCGGAGAAGGTGATACCTGGAGTCCGCCGGAAGGCATCCCGGCGGACTATGTCGGCACGACTGCCGATGAAACGCTGGCCAAACTGCTTCCGGCATACACCGACGCAAACACCCGAATGACCGGTTTGCGTGACAAACTGGCGAAAATGCCGGCCGCTCCTGAAACAGCCGATGCCTATACGCTGGATCCGGGTGAGAAACTGGCGCCGTTTTTCGGCGATCTCAAGGATAATCCGGCCTGGAACCATGCGCGCCAGGCCGCGCACAAACACGGAATGAGCCAGGATCAGCTCCAGGGCTTTATTTCGGATGTTTATGGACCGATGTTCGACGAGGGGCTTCTACCGACGCCTTATGACGCGGCGGGCGAGATCAAGTCTTTCATGTCCGCGAGCGGTCTCGATCGCACCGCAACACAATCTGCCCTCCAGGCAACAGAAGCGTTTGCGACCGGATTGTCCAAACAGCTCAAAGACGTCCCCGAGGCCATGAAAACAGAGGTCGAGGCGCAACTCGTTTCTCTCACCGACACGGCCGCCGGTAATTTCCTCCTGCAGGCGCTGTCTGGCCGACTTTCGGAAAACGGGATAAAGGTCGGCGGCGAAGGTGGCAATTCAGGCGCTCTCACGGCCGAGGACGTCAAGGCACTGCATTCGGATCCGCGCATCGATCCGCGTAACCGCAATCATTCGGATCCGGACAAGCGGTATGACGAGGAGCTGCGCAAGCGCTACGATGAGGCCTGCAATCTGCAGAAATGACGTCTTACTAGCTTGGCCTGCCGCTTTGCTTGATTACGTCGCTTATGGAGGGGGGGGACACGTCTTCCCCGTGGCTACCTGGGAGCGGGCGGAACAAGGCCGTCAGAATGATCGCCCTATCTTCCGGTTCATGGATCGCATTTTCTGTAACTAGCTTGACATAGGTCTCCGCCATGACCTTTCGCATTTCCGCATCATCCGCAAGGATCATGTTTTGGATCGTAAAACGGCTGATCAGGCGCAAAATCCAAGCCACGCCTAGGATGGGTACCAAAAGCACGAGAACCCCACCAAAGATATGGTTCTCAAAAAGCTTGTCTAGGTTCAGAATTTCCGAGTACAGAGCTTCCCAATAGTAAGTTGGCAAGCCGAGCGCGACAGCAACAATAGCCACAAAAATCCCACCCGAAACATAAAATGATGTCTTGTGCGAACGAGATTTGTTTCCCCAGAGGGTATGCGCGGCTTCAACAACTAGAGTTGCACCAACTTTTTTTCCGTACAAATCGATTTGCTCTTCAGCGTGTTCTAATACTTCATTTGTTTTCTTTTTAAGTGCCTCGTCATTTTTTTCCTTGAGGTCAGACATCAATTTTTCTGTTTTTTCAATGCTCCATCGATCAAAAGTATTTTCCAGTACTTCAGTTTCTATTTTGATCAGGTGATCTATACGATTATTGACCTGCCTAAGAGTATTTCTGACTATACTATAATTTTCATAGGTGTCTTTAAAGCGTTCATCCAAAACTCCAGAAATAATATCAATAGATATTTGACCATAAGAGCACTCGTATATCGCGCCAGCTGTTAGTGTTAAACTGCTTTTCCTGTCTACTGTTTCGCCAATTCTTTTAATTCTACTGAATAAAATTTCCAGTTCTTTATCTGTTGGTTCAAAAAACTTAGTTTGCTCCAACAATTTTTTAGCTTCGGCGCCTATTTTATCAGGATCAAACCCGACAATGTTTTCTTTTGGAAAGAAGTCAGACAACACTAGTTGCAAAAGCACAAAACCGTTCATCGTAGAACGGTGCTCCAGCTCGTTATCGGATACGTTTTGAACAGCATGCCTCTCGAAAAAGGTCGCCATTAGATTTATTAAGGTCGCAACTTGCGGATACATCTATTCGCCCACTCAACTAGTTTGTTCGCTCCTAGCATTTTTGTGTTTGGTTTACCACAAACGCCACCGATTAGCCTTTTTTATGCCAAGGGCGGACCTGCAAGCAGCGCGGCCTCTCCGGATCCCGGACCTGCGCGTGTCGAGTGGCCTCTCCAGTCCCGGTGTTTTCACGTCAATCAACATCGAGGTAATCACGATGTCCGCACAGGCACCAGAGTGGTTCCGGACGCAGTATCCGGCCCGAGCCATGCACATTTACCAGGAGCGGGGCAACCGTCTCCGTCCGACAGTCTCGCCGGCCGTTCGTTTCGAAGGGTCGAGCAAGGCAATTTTCTATCTCGCCGGCAAAATGAAGGCGAAGAAGAAAACCCGCAACGAACGCAACACGCCTTCCGGCTCGGCCCGCAAGAAGTTCGAAGTCGATCTCTATACCTGGACTGCCTTCGACGAGGTCGAAGAATGGGACATGGACCGCATGTCGGTCGATGAGCGGGAAATCGTCTTTGAAAGCGGCGCCATGGCGCTCGGTCGGGCAACCGATATCGAGGTTTACCAGGTCATGGCTGCAGCACAGGCGGCCGTTCCTGCCGATCTCGACTTTTCCGCCAGCAACTTCAATGCCGCGCATGCAATGACGCTCTGCAAGGCATTGCAGCAGGACAAAGTTCCCTGGGACGGCAGTGTCTATTGCGGTCTGCCGGCGCTGCAGTGGAACCAGTTTCTCGGCAACAAGGTGGTGAACAGCTCCGATCACGTTGGAACCGATGTTCCGTTCGTGAAAGCAACCGACACCCGGTTCTGGAACGGCGTCAACTGGTTCCTGTTTGAAGAAGAAGAGCCGGAGGATCTTTATCCGGTGCCCGGTGTCAACGAGCAGGATCTCTTCATCTGGCACAAGTCGGCAATGGGGTGGGGTTCCCATACCGATCTGCAGATGCGTGAGCAGTGGGACAACCGCGCCGATGTCTGGACCATCAACCTGAAAGCCAAGGGCGCTGCCAAAGAGCTTCAGGAAGGCAAGGGCATCAAGCGTTTCCGCACGAAGTCGGACGGCACGATCGCAATCGTCTAACGACCACGTCGCCGGCGGTTCGCCGCCGGCGTTTTCTTCTTACAATCAGGATCAAGCTCATGGCCTTTGATGCAGACGGTTTCTACACCATCAGTCATATCGGCACTGTGGACCCGGCAACACCGGGCACGATGCGCAACTTTCATGGCTACGTCACCAATGATGACGCGGCCGCCGTCGAAACTGGAAACTACTTCTTGTCGATCTACGACCGGCTGAAAGTCGGCGACCAGGTCCATTGTTCGCTCGACATGGATGGAACGCCGGCAGGCAAGTCCTATGTCGTCTCGGCATCGAGCTCGACGACTGTTTCGATCACGGCGTTTTCCTAAGCGCCGGTTCCTGACCGTCGCTCTGGAAGCCAGCCGCGCAGGTTTTCGGTCCTGCGCGGCTGAACCCAAGAGGCTCTCATGTCGACCAATCTTGACGCGCTCGATATCGTCAATTCAGCCTGCGCCGAGATCGGTGCGGATCCGCTCCAGGATCTTGAAGAGGAAACGATCGGCGGCGAGGCGGCCGCGCTCGTTTACGCCAGCGTTGTCGATTTCAATCTCAGCATCGAGCCTTTCGAATTCAAGTTCGAGATCCGCGAGCTTTCACAGGTAGCGGACGCTACGCCGCTGAGCGGTCATACATATCTGTTTGACATTCCCGGGCCGCGGCTCGGACCGCCGCGCTGGCTGTCCCATGATCTGACGGATCCCGACTGCAACTATACGCAATACCGGCTTATCAAAGGCCAGGTTCACGCGATGGATGAGCAGCTGTTTGCGTCCGTGCCGTTTCGGCCGGATCCGATCAATTGGGAGCCGGCATTTCGAAAGGCGACGATCACGGCTCTCACCGCACACCTGGCAACCGCGCTTGCGAGCGATGTCAAGACCCGCGACCGGTTGCTGCTGCAGGCCTATGGAACGCCGCAGGAACGAAATCGCGGCGGTGAAATGCGCAACGCGATCCAGAACAACGCGCAGGCGACGCCGCCGGTTACTGCCGGATGGGACAATAATCCGCTTTCGAACTCCTGGAGGTCCTGATGGTTGCGCGCCCGGGACGCCTGCAGTCCGCTTTTACGGCCGGCGAGCTCGATCCGCATCTGCACGAGCGGACGCAGCTCAAATATTTCCAGACCGGCGCCGACCACATGGAAAATGTGGTCGCGATTCCGCAAGGCGGTTTCGGATTGCGCGGCGGCCTGGTCGATATCGGTGCGGTGAACGGCGCGGCCGAGCGTCTGTTCGGGTTCAAGGCCTCGGACGGCTCGGCCTATGACCTGATTTTCTCTCCCGGTAACATGGAAGCCTGGGACGCGACGCAAAAGCTGCAGGACCTGGCGATCGGTGGTCTGACGGCTGGCATGCTGTCCGAATTGAACGACGCGCAGCAGCTCGACACGATGTTGCTGTTTCATGAGGACCTGCAGCCGCAGCGACTGAAACATGGCGGTCCCTCGAGCTGGTCCCTGGACGTTGCGCCGCTGACGGATCTTCCGAGTTATGACTATGGCGGCCCGATCGGCGGTGGATCCTATACCAACGGTGTTGCGGCCGTTTGGCGGCTCGAGTTTGTCGGCCTGACAGGTGGCTCGAGCATTTTCGTCCTGACGGTGAGCCAGGAAGAAACGGTCTCGATCACCTATGACGGCAATATGGGCGCGCTCGCATCCGCCATTCAGACGGCGATCCTGGATCTGCCGAATGTCGAGCCCGGGATCACGGTCACAAGCGCCGGCGGCACGAAACTCAACATCACGTTTTCCGGTACCGGAAACGAAGGTGACGGATGGGCCGTTTCCGGCAACGTGATCAACAAGGCTGACGCTGCAATTCTGGCTGCAAAAACGACGATCGGCGTCGCGCCAGGCGAGGACGTGATCTCTGCAGATCGAGGCTGGCCTCGCTGCGGCTTGTTCTATAGCCAGCGACTCCTGGTCGGTGGTTTCAAAAGCCTGCCGAATGCCTGGATGTTTTCGCTCCAGGGCGGATACTTCAATTTCGACGAGCGGTTTTCTGCAGCAAACGGTCCGGCCCTGGTTCCGATGGACGTTGAAGGCGGCGAGGTTGTGCTGCAGATGGTGAATTCGCGGAACCTGGCGATCTTCACCAGCAACGGGGAATACTGGATTGCCGAACGAGGCCTCGATCGGACAGAACCGCCGAACCACGTCCAGGCGGGCGAGCGCGGCGTCAAGCCTGGTGTGAAAGTCGTCAAGAACGAGGGCGCGCTCAACTTCATTTCGAGCACCGGATCCGTTGTCGGAGAATTCCGTTACACCGATGCCGAGGGCAATTTCATCTCGCGCGACATATCTCTGCTCGGTGCGCATCTGATCATCGATGTCAAAGACCAGGCGATGCGCCGCGCCGAGAAATCGACCAGCGGCAACCTGAATGGAATTGTCCTGGATGACGGCCAGGCACGGCTTGCAACCTTGTTGCGCGAGCAGGATGTCACGGCTCTGGCGCGCATGACGTCGAATGGCGGATTGTTCAAGGCGGTCTCGGTCAATGGCCGCAATGAAATGAGTTACCTGGTCGAACGTCCTGCCGGCAGGCGCCTGGAGCGGCTGACAACCGGCTATCTGCTCGACGAGGCGTTTCTGTTCGATTTTCCATCGCCAGAAACATCGATCACCGGGCTTTCCCGTTTCGAGGGGCGGGAGGTCTGGGTCATCGGTGATGACAGTGTGCTCGGGCCCTATACCGTCGCCGGCGGATCCCTGACGCTCGATTACCCGGTGTCGACCGGTTATGTCGGCACCTGGTCGCCGCCAAAGGTCACGACGCTGTCGCCGCCGCGCGAAGTCAGTGCGAATGTTGTCGTCAAGCGCAAGGCGCGGATCCACTCGGCCAAGATCTCCCTGCTCGATACGACATCGATCGCGCTCGGCATCAATGACGGTCCGTTGAAAGAGGTCGCGCTGCAGCGTTTCGGGCTGACGGCCGACGTTCCGGAGCTGCAGCAGGGCGTCACCGAAACGATCACTGTGCGCGGTCTCACCGGTTTCCACGACGAACCAAAGCTTACAATCTCACAATTGCGTCCGGGAAAACTGACAGTGCGATCCGTGACGATCGAGGCCGCACTCTAGGAGAGGTTCATGCAGGTAGCTTTTGCGGCGTTGGGAAGTTTGTTCGGTGGTGGCGGTGCAGCGGCCGGAGCCGGCGCAGCCGCAGCCGGTACCGCAGCCGCGGCCGGCGGGTTCGGTTCAACTGCCCTTACGGTTCTGCAAGGTGTGACGGCAACGATCAGCGCGCTCGGCCAGATCGGCGCCGGCAATGCCGCGGCGCGGGCCTCGGAAGACGAAGCGATCAGGGCAGACCTGCAGGCCGGCCAGGAGAAGGTCGACGCGACCAATCAGCAAACGCAGATGAAACAGGAGCTGATGCGGATCCTCGGCGAAAACGAAGTTGCCGCGGCAAACGCCGGCATCGATATTTCCGCCGGCATCGCGCAACAGGCAAATTCCGCGACCAAGCGCGATGCGCAAACCAATCTGACAGTGAGCCGAAACGATCAGGAATTCCAAAGTGCGCTTTTCCGGCTCCGGGCCAAAGGACTAAGGCGAAAGGCAGACAGCCAGCGGCAGGCCGGTTTGCTGAATGCCTTCGGCACGGCCGCCGGTTTCGGCATCGATCTTTTCGAGCGGGGTTAACATGGCCAATCGTCAGAGCCGGGATCCTGGCACGTTCCGCAATGTTCAAAGCACGGCACGGGTCGGTGGTGTGCCGTCTTTTGCGGTCGATACCGGCGATGCGTCTCGCGCGCTGGCGAATGTTGCCGGATCCTTGTCCGGTCGTTTGAAGGGTCTCGCCGACAAAGCCAAGATCCGAGAGGCCGAGCTCGCCGGTCTCTCTGCAGGTGAGCGCGGCGCTGTTTCCTATCTGCAGGCGCGTTCAGCCGAACAGGCCGCGCCGACAAGTGCCGGCGGCCGGCCGTCGCGCGGCCAGGTCAACGCGCCGGCGGACATCCGAAATGAGATCGTCGCGGCTGCACAGCGCCACGGCATGGATCCGGCAAAGCTGATGAAAATCGCCGAGCTTGAAAGCAGCTTCAATCCCGGTGCAAAAAACAAGCGCTCGAGCGCCGGTGGCCTGTTCCAGTTCATCGACGGCACCGCGGCCGATTACGGTCTCAAGAACCGATTTGATCCGGCCGAGGCGTCCGATGCCGGCGCCAGGCTGATGCGCGACAACCGTGCGCACCTGGTCAAGGTGCTCGGCCGTGAGCCGACTGTCGGTGAGCTCTACCTGGCACACCAGCAAGGTCGCGGCGGTGCCGCCAAGCTGCTTGCCAATCCGGATGCAAAAGCGGTCGATATCGTCGGCGTAGATGCCGTCATCCTGAACGGCGGAAAAAAATCCTGGACCGCCGCACAGTTTGCCGGACTGTGGCTGAGAAAGGCCGGCGATACGCCTGGCGAGGTTCGCTCCGGATTACCGGAGTTGAACACGCAGCCGCTTGCGTTGCGCCGCGATGGATCAATGAGCGGCGACGCCTTCGATCGAGCGGCCATGCGCTCCTACACCTGGCGCATGTCGGAAGGTCTTTCGACTGATCTGGCGAATGCCTACCAGGATTTCGGTGACGATCCGACAGCATTTGCCGATCGCATGGAGGAGATCCAGGCGAACTATCTGCAGGATCCGAACATGCGGGATCCGGAGATCCGCGAGGCCTTCCAAAAGAATTTTTCGCGCCAGTCTCGCGGCTATCGGATGAAAGTTGCCAGTCAGCAGGAAACTCTCCTGCGGCAGGAGGAGGTCGCCGCGGCCGAGGGGGCGATCGACGCGCGCGAGCGGGATCTCGAGCGCCAGGCGCATGCGCTCGGCGCCAATGGCGACGGCGATCAGATCCTGGCCGAACATCTGCAGCAGTCGCAGCAGATGGTTGATGCTGCCGTCGAGGCCGGCACACTGTCTCCGCTCCAGGGCCAGCGGAAAAAGGAAAAACTGGCGAAGGTCGCAACGCGCGGCCGGGTCCAGGGCGTTTTCGATGCGCTCGAGACGCCGGCACAAAAAGAACAGTTTGCGCTCTCGCTCCTGGAAGACTGGCAGGCCGGAGAAGGACCACTTGCGCAACTTGATTATGCGACGGTCAAGTCGTTGTCTCAGTCTCTTTATCGGGATGCCAGAGCACTCGGCAACAAACAGGACGCCGATGCGCGGCTGCAGAAGGGTAAGCTAAAGGATCTCCTGCAGGACGATATTGCGTCGATCGAAAAAACCGGCCGGCCGATCGACCTGGAGGCCGCCGGCTTCAGCGAGGAAGCGATCGCGGCGAGCCTGACGCCGGAAGAAAACCAGGCCTGGCAGGACAGCCGGGAGATTGCCGGCGAGATCTATGATGCGGTTGTCGACATGGACATGTTGCCGGCCGACGATATCGAGGCTCGGCTTGACGGGCTCGAGCCGGAACCAGGTGCGCCCGGGTTCCGCGACCAGGAGGCGATCCTGGCGGCCGCCGAGAAAAAGGCGAAAGAGGTCCTGACGCTTCGATCGAAGGATCCGGCGCGCGCGGTGGAAGAAACATTCGACCAGGTCGCCGAGCTCGCCGAGCTTGCGGATCCGGAAAACCCGGAAACCATGATCGCCCTGGTGAATGGTCGCCTGGATGCGCAGCGCGCGCTCGACATTCCGGAGCTCGGTCAAATGCCGTTGACACTGGTCGAGGCAACTGATCTGGCGCGTGCGATCATGTCGGGCGATGCGAAGGGGCAGGCGGACGCGACAAGGGAGCTCGTCGGCCAGGTCCAGGGCGCATATGGTCCGCATGCCGGCAAGGTGCTGACGCAGGTCCTGCAGGTCCGCGGCGTCGATCGGGAGCTCGCCGATTACGGATCCGCGCTGTTTATCAAGCTGGCGCGGCAGGAACGGCCGTCTGCAGGCGAGTTGCGCCAGGCCGGTGTCAATCAGGAGATCGGTGCGGCCGAGGCTTCGTTCAATTCCGGCGTAACACCTGGAACGCAGCCGGTCCCGTCCTATGAGGCCATTCAGCTTTTGATCGCGCAGCCGGAGCTCGCGCCGCAGTTCGATGAAAAGTACGGCAAAGGCTATGCCGCTCGGCTCCTGGATGGACAGCTCGAGGATCCGCATCGCCGCAAGGTCGAGGGTGGTGTCGAATTCGTTGACGGAACCGGCGAGGGTTTCATTCCTGATGAGTAACATTTTCGATCAGTTCGACGACGGCGAAGCCTTGCAGCCAGGCGCAGCGCCCGGGCTCGGCGAACGGTTTCAGAAAAATTTCGATGCCGGTCAGCGGCAGAACACGATCCTGGGCAGCGTCAAGGATGCGTCGACCGAGAGCCGGCGCGACGATCGCCGGCGGTTCGACGAGGCTCTCGAGGCCATGCCGGAATGGCAAGGGCTCGGCGAGGGGGCTGTTGCGCTTGGTGGTCAGATCGCCGGCACGGCCGCCAGTGTCGAAAATTTCGTACCGATCGGTTTGGGCGCGCGGATCCTCGCATCGAGCAAGGCGGCGGCCACCGGTTTGTGGGCCCGCGTATTTGCGGGTGCCGTCGACAGCGCCGCGGTCAACGCGGTTTCTGATGCGGCGATCCAGGGCATCGAGATCGAGGCAGGGCATCGCGAAGATTTCGACCCGGTTCAATATGGTGCCAGCGTCTTGCTTGGCGCCGGCATCGGTGGCGCCGGCGGTGCGGTTGCTCATGGTGGCAGCAGGCTCCTCAAAAAAGGTGAGGGTGCTCCGGATCCAAAACAGGTTGCGGATCCGAAAGAAACGCCGGCGTCCGAACCGAAAGAGGCACCGGCGACCGAGCCGAAAGAAGATGCTCCGGCAACTCCGGATACGGATCCAGAGCCCGCAGCAAAACCGGAGCCTGCTGCGAAGCCAGACGAGCCGGCGCCGGCGGCCAAGCCAGACGAGGCGATCGCGGCAAGGCGTCTCGGCGATGATCTGTCCGAACGCGGCATCGAGGCGCGTGAAGTCCTTTCCAGGGAAGCTCCGGACGCGACGCCGACAAGGGAACCGGTTGCCAAGTCCGGGGCTGCGTCGGCGCCCAAAGAGTTACCGCCTGTGAAAACGTTCTCGGCTGCAGCCGAGTTTCTCGATGTCCAGACCGTTTCCCGCTCAGATATCATTCAGCAGGGAACCAAGGCGCGGCCGCGGACAGGAAAGGCGGCGAAGGGCGGCGAAACCGCCGAGCCGGTCGCACGTGTGCGCGAAACGGCCGAGGCGCTCGCCAAGGCGCTCGAGATCCCGTCGACCAGGCAGAGGCGGATCCGCGGCCGCGGCCAGGTCCTTGGACAGTACAACACCAAGACCGGCGGCGTTCGGGTGCGATCGCTCGATGATTTCGACACGCTCAGCCATGAATACGGCCATCACCTGGACAACAAGATCCCCGAGGTGAAACAGTTCATCAAACGGAATTCGAAGGTTTTGAAGCCGCTCGATTATGACGGATCCAAACAGCGCGATTTTGAAGGCTTTGCCGAATTCTTTCGGCTCTGGATCACAAACCGGCTTTATATCGAAAAGCAGCTGCCTGAGCTCGCGGCCGAATTTGCCGAGGTTCTAAAAAAACATCCCGATCTCATGAAGGGCATCGATGCGGCTTCCGATGCCTGGTCGAAATTCATGGATGCGCCGAGCCAGGTGGCTGTTGCCGCGACGATCGTTTCGTCCAAACAAAAGGGATGGGTGGCATCTGCCCGCAAGGACTTCACTGATCAGGGCATCGGCGGGACAATCTCCGACGTCCTGGAGCGGATTTACGGGTTCTTCCTGGATGATCTCAATCCGCTGCAGCGCGCTGTTTCGCATCTGAAGGATCTGCATTTCGAGAACACCGGCAAGCGGCTCGATCTGAACGTTTCTTCGGATGCCTACAAACTGGCACGTGTCAGCCGCGGCGCCTATTCCGCCGGCCATATGGATGTGATGTACGGGGTCGCGCCGTATCGGGGTCTCAATCCGGAAAGCCCGAGCTTGCGCGATGCGATCATCGAGGCGACCGGCAAGCCGAATTCCCTTTCCGCCTGGGACGATGCACTGGTGCGTGATTTCGGATCCTACCTGTGGAGCCGGCGCGCGATCAGCGAGTGGCAGCGCTACAAGGCCGGCGACATTCCGAACGCTCCGGACAAGCTGACCGAGGGCGATCACGTTCAGAACGTCAAGGACCTGGTCAAGTCCAATCCGCAATTCGAAGCGGCGGCCGACAAGGTCTATCGGTACAATCAGGCGCTTTGGAAAAAGAAGTATGACGCCGGCCTGATCGATCGTGCGACCTATGACGAGGGCCTGGCGATCGTCGACTATGTGCCCGGGCTGCGCGATTTCTCGACCAGCAAAACCGATGAAAAGGTGCCGTCTGGAAAACAGCGCCAGGGCAAGGATCTGAAGAACGGCATAACGCGCCGCTTCAAGGGATCCAAACGGGACGTGATCAATCCGCTCGAGAGCCTGGCGGCCGATGCCTACGAGACGGCGACGACGATCGCGCGCAACGATGTTCTGAAGGCCTTGCATCGTTTGTCCCGGGTTGCCGGCACCGGCGGTGCCAGGATCGCCGAGGAGATCCCGGTGCGCCAGCTGCAGGCCTCCATGGTGGATCCGCTCGGGGCGGTCGAGAGCGCCGCGAAAAACGCCGGCCTCGGCAAGATGGACACAATGATGATCCGGGACGCGCTGGAAAGCGCGATCGGTGACGAAAAGGCGGCTATCTTCAGACCGGCCATGATCAGCGAGAACGGCGAGCCGATCGCGTTTTTCCGAGATGGCGGCGAGTTGAAAGCCTTGCGCCTGGCCGATGGGCAATTCGGCCGCGACATGTATGGCGCTCTGACGTCGATGAACCAGGCCGAGAAAAATTTCTGGCTCGAGCTTGTCGCCATGCCGGCGCGTGTCCTGCGGCTCGGCATCACGACGTCGCTCGATTTCATCGGGGCCAACTTCGTGCGCGACCAGGCCATGGCCGCGATCTACTACGGCCGGCCGCTGCGGCGTGTCGGTCGATCGCTCCAGGGCGCTGCCGACGATATCCTGGGAACCGAAACCGCCCGGATCTATTCCCGCTCTTACGGGATCTCCGGCGGCCAGGAAACCGCCAGCCTGTCCGCGGCCAGGGCCGAGCGCGACATTTCAAAACTGAAGCGCAAGGGCTGGCTTGCGCAGCGGCTGACAAGTTTCCGCGGTGTGCTTCAGACGGCCGAGCTCGCCGAGACGGCCTCGCGGATCGGGCTGTTTCGAACCTTCAAGGATGAAGCCAAGGCGCGCGGGCTCGATGATTACGAGGCCGCGCTCGAGGCGTCCTGGCGCGCGCGTGATTATATTGACTTCGATCGGCGCGGATCCCAGATGGCGGCGATCGCCCGGGTGGTTCCGTTTCTGAACGCGGCCGTGCAGGGGCTCGACAAGACCGGCCGGCACATGCTGATGCCGCTTGCCCGCAAGGCGCTCGGCCAGGCAGACGGTCCCGAAGATGTCCGGGCTATGGCCGAGGCTGTGAAGGCCTGGGCCCGCATGGGTGTTGTCGCGGCCGGATCCGCGTCTCTTTATGCGCTGATGTCCGATCATGAGGATCACGACGAGATCTCGAATTACACCAGGTCGACGCACTGGACGATCAAGATGGGCGAGAAGTGGCTGGCGATCCCGAAACCGTTCGAACTCGCAACTGTTTTCAACCTGGCCGAGGCGACATTCGAGGCGATCAAGCTCAAGGATCCGATCGCCTTCAACCGCTGGAAAGACAATCTGCATTTCTCGCTCATGCCGCCGTCGATCCTGGAAGGCAATCCGGCAATCAAGAGCTATTTCGAAGTTCGGACCAACACGAACCTATTCACCGATGCGCCGATCGTTCCGGATCACCTGACTGCGCTTGAACCGATGCTGCAATATACATCGCGCACGACTGATTTTTCCAAGCAGCTCGGCGAGGCCTTCAACATGTCGCCAGCCGTCATCGATCATCTGATCATGAACCATCTGGCGAGTTGGGGTCGGTCGGCGCTTTCACTTTATGACCTGGCGCAACCGGATGCACCGGTGCCTGGATGGGATGATGCGCCGATCACGCGCCGCTTTATCAAGGATGCAGCGAAGGGATCCCAATCCGTCACGCAGTTCTGGGACCTAATGGCAACGCAAAGCGGCAAGCTGGAAGGAATGGCCAAAAGCTGGCAGACGCTCGGCCCGGTGGAGCGCGCAGATTTTTATGCCGTACAGGATCAAATCGGAAAAGCCTATATCGCTCTGTCGACACACAAGGCGTCGGTGAAGCGTTTGCATCCGTTGGTCCGGAGCCGGCGCGCCGTCCAGGCAATCAACATCCTGCGGCGGGAAATGTCGGCCGGCACGCTACGCGGACCAGGCGGGGATCCGCAATCGGTTTCACCGGCGGCCAGGTCCGCCGCCGACGATGTCCTTGGCACGCTTGCCATGGCGATCGCGCGCAACGGTTTGAAACTGACAGGCGTCGACGGCTGGAAGCAACGCAAGGATATTTATGAGGACGGATTTTACCGTGAGCTCGAGGCGATTGATCCCGCGCTCCTGGAAACACTCGGATCCCTTTATGCGGAAAAAAAGGTCTGGTCCTTCGCCGCGATCGAGCAGGCCTGGCCGGAGCTGCAGACGCGGCTCTTGAGCGAAGGCACCGAGGCGTTGACCGTTGACCTGGTCCGCGGCGTCGAGGCCGAGGGCTTTGCGATCGCCAGCGGGACTAGGCGGCCTAAGAAGGAGAGCCCACCCCTGCATCCGTCCGGGCGCTAGAAGTTTCGTGTATTCCGCAGCGGTTTAAGTCAAGGACTTTTGGGTGATGTAACGCAATTACTAATCCAGTTACATCGAAATCATTACAAAGGCCATTATTTGTATAACGAGATTGGATTTATTCGCCAGTACTCTAAGTTAAGAATGGTCCATCAACGTAATTGTCAAATTCTCCTTCAAGCATTCTCCGCCGGTCCACCTTCGACCAATGAAACTGATACTTTTCAAAAGCTTCAACGCTTGGAATGCCGTGCTTCATATTGTCCTTGAAAAGATACACAGACCCATGCGGGCTCTCTCGCAATTGGCAATTTCTGGGCATTATTGCAGTATCTATGAAGTCGAAACTCTCTACTGGAATCTTGTAAATGCCACGTACTATCCGAGTTTCATGACCTGGGAACTCGTAATCAGGAACTGGTGGTTTGTCAGACCAATTATGTAACCTTAAGAAGGTAGCTTCGTCTGGATAAAGCCAACAAGTGCCATCGATTACTAACCCCATTGTACCTGCTGGATTAAAAAGTAATCTACCGTTTAAGCCTGTGTGTTTTTCTGAAAGAAATTGTACTTTTTCATTTTTGTCTGCAAGTTCTAATATTTTTACTGAATAATCTGTACCTAAAACTATTTCTTGTACAGCATTCAGAAATAACTCTTCTCCCGTTAACATAATCCGTGCTCCGACTGGTTTAAGGCTATCAAATAGTGTCTAAAAATTACTTCTTTTTCAATAGTTATAGCCAAAACAAGGTCACTTCTTACAATCACGGTTTTCCCAGGCAATGAGCTACTCCCCGCTCCTTGGAGGGCAACACTTTACAAGTATTGCGTCACATGGTTGACCGCATCGCGCACCGCTTAGGCTCTATCCGTAACATGTTGGAGCCAAACCTATGAGCGTTGTTTTTCCGATCCAGGACAAGCCTCGATATGCCAAGTATACCGCGACGGCTGATCAGGCGCTGTTCGCGATCCCTTTTGAATTTCAGCAAAACCGCGACATCAAGGTCCAGAAAACACTCGCCGGCGAGATCACGCCGACCGAGCTCGTCCAGGTCACGGACTATGCAGTTGCCGGCGCCGGCGTTTTCGAAGGCGGCAGTTTCACACTAGTGACGGCTGCAGCTGCAGGTGATGTGCTCGAGGTATGGGGCGAGGCAGTTCTCGACCGGATCACGTCCGTGGTTCAAGCCGGAAAGTTCAAGGCGGCCGCGCACGATACCGAACATGATCGGCACCGGATCATCCAGCAGGAGCTCAAGCGTGAAAATGAGCGTACCGTACGCGGTGCGCTCGGCTATACGGCTCCGGAAATCAAGGGCACGCCAGCCGAAGGCAAGGCGCTTGTCTATGACGCAGACGGCAACCTGATCCCGGGTCCGGACGCCGGCGACATTGCGGCGGCGCAGCCGAGTGCAGCCGCCGCGGCCGCAAGTGCTGCCGAGGCGGCCGGCTATGTCGCGCAACTGGCATGGCGAATGAGCTGCAAGGCGGCAACGATCTCAAACATCACACTGTCAGGTGAGCAGACTGTTGACGGTGTTGCCCTGGTCATGGGTAATCGGTGCCTGGTGAAGAACCAGGCAGCAGCAGAAGACAATGGCATATACATTGTCGACGGCGGAGCATGGGCAAGGGCTTCTGACGCGGATGCCTGGGACAATCTTGTATCGGCCGTAACAGTTGCCGAGCAGGGGACGGTGAACGCTGACACGATCTGGATTTGCACCTCTGATCAAGGTGGCACGCTCGGAACTACCGGTCTCACATGGCAGCAAAAGCTCGCGAATGGCGTCGTTGCCTCTGACGACACGACCTTTACCGGCAATATCACATTGGCCAATGGACTCACGTTGCCGGCGCTGATCACCGTTCCTCAGAATTTCACGCTCAGCAATCCAGGCGGATCTACCGAGCTCCAGATCAACAAGGCCGGAAGCGGATTTCTCGCTCGGCTTTGGGGGTTGGCAAACAACGTTCGTCGTTGGGCATTCGATCTCGGAGACTCTACTGTGGAAGGTGGCTCGAACACGGGCTCTGATGCCGCGCTAAAAGCCTACGATGACTTTGGAGCGTTCCTCTTTGATGTAGTTAAATTCAGGCGGCACAATCGACAGACGCTCCTCTATGGCGAGCTGACGTTTCCGAATGACAACATCATCGCCTGGAACAACGGGTCTGTGCTGGCGGTTGGTTCCGGATCTCCGAATGGTGTCGTTGATGCCAGGGCCGGCATTTACATCCAAGTGGATGGCGGCGCGAACATGTTATGGGCGAAAACCAACAACGTCCTCAACAACACGGGATGGGTAGTGAAATAGACCCGTCGAGTTAACCCTACCCGGGGGCGCCGATAATCGCGATCAGATGCTTTTCGCAACTGGAGATCGCGTGATGCGCAAGATCGATACAATTGTTGTTCACTGCTCGGCCACTCCTGAAGGCCGGGCAGTTTCTGTTTCCACCATCAGGCAATGGCACCTGGATCGGGGCTGGCGCGATATCGGCTATCACTACATCATCGGGCTCAATGGTGAAATCTGGCCTGGCCGCCCGATCACGCAGCGCGGTGCGCATGTCCGTGGCCACAACACCGGTTCCATCGGGATCTGTTATGTCGGCGGTGTCACCAATGACGGCCGCCTGGCTTCCAAGGACACGCGAACGCCCGCGCAAAAGACGTCTTTGTTGTCACTGATCCGGGGTTTGATGACCGACTATCCGGCAATCAACAAGATTTGTGGGCACCGCGATTTCCCGGGTGTGAACAAGGCGTGTCCCTGTTTCGATGCAATTCCGGAATACGAATTTCTTTTCGCAGCTCAACCCGTTCCGGCTTCCAAGCCGCAGCTCACACTCGGAGAACCCGACGAGCCTGACGATACCTGCCATCCCACTTTCGATCCCGATGAGATCGATGACCGGGAAGTCATCATTCCTCCGCAACTCGAAAAGCCTGCCGTCAAGACGGTGAGCTTTTGGGAGCGCGGTGCACAGATCGTCGCCGGCGGCAGTCTGGGTTTCCTGTCACCTTTCGTCCAGGACTGGCGGATCGTTGCGATCATTTGCGGCGCGATCGTCGGGCTGGCCGTGCTCGGCATCTTCTTCCAGGGAAGGCTCGTGAAGTCCATACGGGCAATTCGGGACGCTGCGTCGTGATCGTGCGCCTGGTGTCCTTCCTGGGCGGCTGGAAGGCCAAGCTCGCAGGGGCCGGGATCCTGGCGGCCGCGTTCGGCGCCGTGCTGTTGAAAGCCTTTCTCGCCGGCAAGTCGGCCGAAAAACAGGCGGCCGAGAAAGCCAAACTCATTGCCATGCGCAAACGCAAGGAGATCAACGATGAAGTTGAAGCCATGGGGCACGCCGATCTTGATCAGCGCTTTTCTGAGTACATGCGCGACGACAGGTAATTTCTGCGATGTGGCGGATCCAATCCGTCCCTCCGTCGAGGACCGCGTCACCTACGGCACCAAGTCGCAGATCGTTTCGCACAACGAGTATGGCCGCGATGTCTGCGGATGGAAGTTCTAGATGCCAGATCCAAAAATCAGAGTGTTCGAGAACCGTTTCACGACCGGCAACGCGATCACGATCCTGATCATGCTGGCAACAGTTACCGCTGGCTGGACCCGCATGGAGGCCGCACTTGCCGACCATGAGCGCCGGATCCTGGAAGCCGAGCAGGAAGTGAAAGAGATCGTGCGCGACCAGCGTGGATTTGAGCAGAGCTTCGCCGGTCTGCGGAGCGACATGAAACACGTTATCGCCGAAGTCTCCAGGACACGCCAGACCGTCGAGCGTCTTGACCGCGAAAGGAAGCAGTAACATGACTGAACGCACGGCCCTGACGCCGCATTATCCAAGTGTTGATACTCCGATCGGCGGCAGCGGTACCGCGGAAACAGCGGCGATCGATGTCAAGGTCGGTGACAGTCTGATCCTCGATATCTTCACCACGGCCGCCGGTGTCCGTGTTGCGCACGGCGCATCGGGCATAAATCCTGCGACCGGCTATCCCCTGGTCGCGGGATCCCGAAACACGATCGTGATCAAGCGCGGCGAGGTCCTAGCCTATGCCGGCACAGATGGTGACGTTGTCACCTATACGGTGCTCACATGACAATCGGTGCGATCGGCACAATTGGCGCGGTCGGACTGGTTGGTGGACTCCTGGTCGGCTCAATTCTGTCGTCGCCAACTGACACAGAGTTTGAGTTCGGAGCTCTGACGGAGTCCGGTCAAGGTCACATCGCTGTGCCTGCTGGTGCTACCGCGCTGGCCGATGCTGGTGGCACAAACTTGACTGTGGTTTCTGGCTTCCTGGTTGCCGCGTCGGACGGAGTGAGTGCTGGTCCGATCAGGTTCAACGATCCCGCATCGACAGAGTGGTTGATCACTACCAGAGCGAATGCGGCCTCAGTTGGAGGACCGCAAGCTGATGTACGCGCCGCGATCCTTCGGATGCGCGACCTTCCCGAAGCGGCAAACAACTACGCTGTCCTCCTGCGTCCGCAAGACTATCCGCAGAACACCCTTCCGGACGGTACAATCCCTTCCTGGGCGGCGTCTGGGTTCTGGAACGGCACGTCCATTGCCGCGAGTGGCAAGACCTGTCTGATTAGCTGTCATGCCGGAGAGGAATATCAGGCTCGGTTCACGACAGGCGAAGGCCGATCCATCTTCAATGCAGGTGGCTTCCGGTTCTACGGTATCGCTTGTTACAAGTCGCGTGCGGATCTCGATGCAGGCGACGACAGCTGGCTCCCCGCCGGTGACGCGTTTATTGATTCCGAGTGGGATACTTGCTGGTGGGGCAGTGAAGCGCTGACACCTGCGCAATTGGCTGAACCGCCCAAGACCCTGAACAGCGATCCGGATTACTACGCTCTCGCGCAAGGTCCTTCGTTGGCTGGCGACATCAAGATGCGCAACTGCTCGTGCTCGTTCGTGTCTTCAATCGCGACACTGGACATCACAGCCGGGGTCGATATCGACGGTCTTACGGCTCTTTATATCTGGGCCGATGGTGTTCGCATGTCGGGTAACGATACCGATGCGAACGATCTAAGTTGGGAGGGCTTGCGACGGATCAGGCGCGTAACCATTGACCGCAGCCTCGGGTACTACAACGAGGTGTTCCCCGAAGGTGGTGGACAGGCGCCGCATACAGATGCCTTCCAGCTTGTCGGCGGCATGGTCACTGATCTCTGGATCTATAACGTCATCACAGTTCCGGGAGATGAGCGTGGCACGGGCATGTCGGGCATGTTCAACGATGGCACTCTTGTCCGGTTCCGGTATGAGAACAGCTTGCAATCACCAGACAACATCACGCATGGCATCTCTGCTTCCAACCCGCGCGACATCATGGTGAGTAGCGCAACGATCTTCGGCGTCGACGGCACAGGCAGTATCGTGTTGGGAGGGTCGTCCTCATATGACGAGAACTTCGCGATCATCCAGAACTCCCTGGTAACAGGCGTCTTCAATAACACCGGGGACGAAGACACAGTCTATCGCCGCGAAGTGAATACCAGTTACGCTGTCCCTGAAAGCGGCTTTGCTGGCTCCTGGGATAAGAGTGGGCTGGCAGAAGGTAGGCTTGCTGATGCCGAAGGCGTTGGCGCTTATGCAGCCTACGGCGCGGTTGAAGAAGGAGCACTGCGTGACGGACTGGCTCCGCTTACAGTGCGTTCTGCACCAGCAACACCGGGGACGCTGGAGTTCTCGGTTGCGCCTGTTGAGCCTGCACTAAACGGTGCGGCTATTGATCACTTCAATCTTTACCTCAGGCCTGCGGGCACAGACGCAACGGGCTGGATTTTGATCTCTCCTTATGTATCCGGCGCGGTGGTTCCGGTGTCGCAGGGCGACTACGAGTACCGGGTTTCCGTTGTCGATGTGAACGGGAAAGAGGGGTTCCCAAGCATCTTGCAGACTGTGACCGTCGCTGGCACTGGAGCAGCAGCGATTGTCGAAGCTGCCCCGAAACCGTTCCCCGGAGCATTTGGCAATACGGCTACAACCTCGTTCACGGCGGCGGCTGGTAGCAATCGTATGGTTGGCTTGAAGGCGAAAGTGTTCAACTCGGCTGCCGACTTGACGACGCTATCAGCGCACATGGGCTCGCAACCGTTCGAAAAGGTGGTGGAACACCTTTACACGCCGAACAACGATCTGGCAGCGATCTTTGTGATTAGAGAAGCCGACATTCCAGCAGGTTCGCAAACGATCACCATCACAAACGATGCGGGAACGGCGGTGGCGATCACAGGTCACATTTTCACACTTGAGAATGTCCATCAGACCAACGCCATCGTGTCCGAGAGCACAGCATCTAATAGTGATGACATTGCGATTGCCGCGGACGGTTCGGTCGTTCTCGGCTTCTGCTACGACAGCGAAACCTCGGACAGCATCGCCTGGGCAGTGGGCCTGACAGACTTTGGGCCTGAGTACACCAACGCACAGGCGACCGAAAAGTCCCTCGTTGGGTTTGCGGAAGGGGTCAACACCGCAGCGTCCCCGCTTGCCTGCGCGTTCAATGGCGCGACGCAGAGACATGCAATGCTGCTCGCGGTGTTTGAGCCTGCATAGATAGTCACCGCGTCACAGGGGAAGCTGCAAAATGCTGAAATGGTTTAAGTCAATATTTGTTACTGAGATTGAACGCTCAGGATCTTGGGGCTTGAAGGGAATAGGTTCTGTCGGCGGGTTCATTCTTGCGCTGGTATTGACCGACCAACTGTCGATTTGGTGGCTGGCTCTCGTGCTTCTTTGCCTGGTCAGGTCGCCTAGTGTTTCCCTCATAGTTCGCTTTCTGCGGGAACACGAGAATGAAGGGTCGCGCGCGACAGATCTTCCGTCTCCGTAA